AAGGATCGTAACATTACGACCTATGATGATAACTTGTTGGCATCGATGAGCGATGCTAAGGTTGCGGTTTCTGATATGGGAAAAACTGATGCCAACAAAGAATATGAAATCTACGAATGCTATGTGTTTTGGGATGTTGATGGTGATGGTATCCCTGAAGACGTGAAGTTCTGGATAGAAGTCGAATCGGGTGAGATTCTGAGGACTGAATATAATCCACTTTCGATACGTGACGTGGAACCGGTTATTTACTTCGACGATCCTGATGTGCTTTATGGCGTTGGCGTCTGTGAAATGACCGAGAAGCTTCAGGAAGAAGTCACGACATTGCATAATATGCGCCTCGATGGTACGCAGTTGGCGATGCTGAAGATGTTCTTTGGACGGCGTGGCTCTGGTATTGCAGATGAGGAGTTCTCACCGTTCAAGTGCATGGAACTCGATGATCCGAATAATGACATTCGGGCGATTGATTTCCCCGATGTGGCTCCGAGTTGCTTGACTGGTGAGCAGGTCGCTCGTGACTATGCTGATAAAGTAACTGGTGCAAGCGACTATATGGCGGGTTTCAATGATCCGACTGTAGGCTCGGGAGCGACGCTTGGTGGAACGACGTTCTTGGCACAGCAGTCGAATACGATTCTGAACAGCATTTTGCAGAATGCCGAAATCTCGATGACGAATATTTATACGATTGCTTTTTATCAGTGTGTCGCGCATAAGGATCAAGTTGATCTTAGCTTCCTGAGCGACGAGGACAGAATGAATATGCAGTCGATTCTGAGCATGGCTGTAGAAGACATTCCGACAAAGTTCCGCTTTACGGTCAAGGCGACTGAACTCGACAAGACTGACGAAGCCAAGAAACAGAACTACCTTGCGGGTTCTCAGATGTACGCAATGTACGGTCAGAAGATGATTGAACTTCAGCAGACAATGATGATGGCGCAGACGGGAAATCCGCAGGCTGGCATGCCCCCGAATCCGCAGATTGCCGAGCTTGCGATGCGTTTGTATGTTGGTTCGACTGAGTTTATGTCAAAGACATTCGAATATCTCGATGTAGGTGATCCGATGACGTACTTCCCGTATGTTGAGGATATCAAGATGCAGTTGAAAATGCAGGATATGCAGAAACAACAGCAGGTTATGATGCAGAAGGAGCAGATGAACAATGTCCAAGGATTCTACGGATCAGGTGCTCAAACTGGCGAAGCGCTTTCAAGTCCCGGTGGAATGGTTCCAGCAAATGCTGACATGGGACTCGGCGCAACTGGTGGCGTTCCAGCAGGTGCTGGCATACCGCCGACAGCAGGCGCTCCGGTTGCTTGAAATTAAGATAGCACCGAATGAGCTTTATGGCTTGCAGGGTCAGATCAAGGCTCTGCGAGTTCTCGAAGATGATGTTCAACAATGGTTTGAAGCGTTACAGGAGGTTGTAAATTGAACGATTGGGAAAAGAATCTGCATCTTATGGCAGACGGCGTGGAAGGTGAAGCTGATGTACAGGATGAGGTTATTAATGAACCGACCGACGAAGAAAATGAGTATTTCGTTGAGGGTTCTGAGGAAGCCTCGAATGTAGGTGAGTCGAAGTCCCGTGAAGATATCATGGCTGAGTTGGCGGAGACTCGCGAGAAACTCGTTGCTCTTGAGGCTGGAGCTGCTCCGGTGAATGCGCTTCAGTCAACGATGGAAAAAATGATGTCGAATCTGAGTCCTGCCAAGACGCCACGTAAAGACGGTGCAACTACGATAAGTGGTTATAGCGGTCCGCGCATGAGCGATGTCGATTTCGAAAAACACATCAATCAGCTTATGCTCGAAAATCCGTATCAGGCACAGCAGGAAGCTCAGAATCGCATGATGGAGCCTTTGTTGCAGACTGTTGCGGTGAACCAGTCGCAGGTATCGAGAGAACTTCTGCTCGGTAATGCCGAGAATAAGCGTATCTATGATAAATACGGTGATGAAATCGAGGATGCCGTTGCAGCGATGCCGATGATTGACCGGGTCAAGAATCCGCGTGTGTACCAGACGGTACTGGCGACTGTCAAGGCAGCGCATGCTGATGAGCTTGGTTCTGAGGCGATCACAGCGCAGGTAGATGCGGCTGTAAAGGCGGCTCTGGCGCAGTATGGTATTGATCCATCAAAACCGGCTACAAAGTCTACCACGACCGCGTATAATGCCCCCCAAAGCGTTTCTAGTCGTCCCTCGGCAACGACTTCTACGACGAAACGGCAGATAGTTGTTCCTCAGTGGGTCGCACAAGAGGCTCGAATTAAGGGTCTGGATGCGGGATTCTTGTATGAACGCTATAAATCTCAGGGAAAAGTGAAGTAATTTTAGAGATTTCAGAAATTTTTACTACTAATAAGGAGATATTTCGACTATGAATGAACGAACTGTATCGATTCCGCCTCTTGGCGACGTTAAAACAAAGGCTTCGAATGTTCACACTGTGAACGATGTGCCGAAAACAGCTAAAAGTCCTGCAAAAGTTAATGTACTTCCTTCAATGTCACAAGAGACTGTGTTAGACTTGGACTCGAAGGGTACGGAATTGTATTTTGGGCAGAAAGAAGACTTTCTGACGCTTGATGAAACGACAATTCGGTCTTTGAGTCAGCAGAACCGCATTCGGTATTCGAGTGCAAGGCAGTTTCATGATAACTGGCGTGGTCAGGCTGATGCGGACTTTGTTGAGGCATTTGAAGTTGATCGGGAGTTTGTCGGTTCTGACATGGACAAACTGTATGACATTAAAGTGCGCGATGGCTTGCAGTTTCGCTGGGCGAGACCGGACAAAGTGGGTGATTATCAGGCGAAGGGTTATAAAATACTCGGTCCTGATGAAGCGAAGACTTTCTTGGGTGCGAAGGGAAATCGTCATGAGATTTCGCACAACGGAAAGACCGAGATGGTTCTTATGGGTACGAGCAAGGTGCTTTACGACAAGGCTCAAGCTGATAAGGTGAAGAAGAATAATAACCGAGCATTGGCTTGGAAAAGCTCTGGTGTCGAACAGCTTCGTGCGGGTGGTGGTGCAGGGTTCGTGGACGAATCTGCGGTATCAAACGATTCGAGGTATTCCGAGATCACTGAGCAATAGACCTTGAAGGAGGAACGAAATGGCGTTCAAACTTTATAAGGGTGCTTTTGGTACAATGGAAATCCCCACCGAGACTATGAAAGCTGGTGCGGGTGGCGTTACCAAAGGTTTGCCCGTCATTCTGGCGGCAGGTGCTTCCGGTGTTGGGTTGGCTCTGCCGACTCAGGCTGCTGGTGGTTCTGCTGCGACAGAACTGATTTATGGTATTGCGCTGGAAACGGCGGCTGCGGGGGTTGAGTTCCTCGTACAGCCTGCTCTGCCCGGTGCAGTATGGGAAGCGGACGCGGTTGCGGACACTAACGCAACTGCGATTGGTCTGGATAATTTCCTCACCACCACGACCTGTACGATTACTGTTGGAGCTTCAACCAATGTTGGTCGGAAGTGTGTGATCATTGGCGTTCTCGGGACTGCGGCACAGCGCAAGTACCTCGTGCGTCTCATTAATACCAAAGGTATTATAAGCTAAGGAGGTAACTGAAAATGGCTGGAATTATGAATCGTGGAAGTTTTCCTCTACAGACTGACCGCGAGATTGCGAAAATGTTCTACAACGCATACGCTGATATGCCGTCTGAATGGACGAAGATCGCAAAAGTCGAGAACTTCCCGAAAGGTCGTTATCTGAGTAATGCGGAACTGTCTCCGCTTGGTACGCTGAATCGAATGGGTGAAGGTGAAGAAATCATGTTCGACACCCCGGCGGAAGGTCATAAAAAGACCGTCAGCGCGATCAAGTTCGGACTTGGTTTTCAGGTTACTGAGGAAATGCTCGACGATGATCTTATGGATCAGGTTTCGAAGCTTCCGCAGTCTCTGGCTCGGAGTGCGAACTTCTGTATCGAACAGAACTTCTGGAATCTGTTTAACAACGGATTTTCGACTGAGTTGGCATGGGACGGACTGAGCGTTTTCAATGATGCTCACGTTACCATGAAATCTGGAACGACTATCGATAACCTTGGTAATGCTGACTTGAGCGACGTTTCGTTGAAAGCCGCTTTTGAGTATTACGACAAGCTCGTTGATGAAGCCGGTTTTCCGCTGATGGTTAAGCCGAACAAACTGCTGATCAATCCTGATCAGAAGTGGGTCGCGAATGATCTCTTGAAGGCTACTGGTCGCGTGTGGGATTATACCGACATGAGCAAGGGTCTTGTTGCAGCCGCGACTTTCGCTGGTGACGGACCGCTTATGAACGGTCTTAATCCGTCGAACGGTATCGTCGATGGTTGGTCGGTAATGACTTCGAGGTTCTTGACTGATCCCGATGCGTGGTTCCTTATTGCTCCTGAACACGGGTTTACTTTTTATTGGAAAAAGCAGCCCAAGATCAGCTCGAGCGATTCGTTCGGTACTGGATCGAAGCTTTACAAGGTTACGACCAGATTCGCGCCGACCGTCTGGGACTATAAAGCGTCGTATGGTTCTCCCGGAGCCTAAGCGAGTTTAATTCGACTTCGAGGCTGGTAGAGAGGTGTAGTTGCTTTTCTACCAGCCTTTTTTCTAAGGTTTTGAAATGGAAGTTCAAGTTTATGTAGATGAACCTGTCACGAGGACTTTGGGGGGCATTGTCGAATATGCGTACAAGATCATCGGTACGATTGATCCCCCGGCTGACGAACTTCTGTGGCTTCATGTCGGTGATGCGGTTGATCCGCTTTTCGAGCAATATACGATGCGTATGACGACTAAAGGTACACGCACAGGCGAGGGTACAGGACCATGGGGAACATGCTCGATATGCAGGTATGATTATCCGGTATCGGCAATGGTTTTCAAGAGTGGTAAGTATTACTGCAATGATCAGAAATGCTCCGATGACTTATTGTAAGGAGTTTTTATAATGACTGTTCTTCAAATGGTACAAAACGTCTATGAAGCTCTTGGTGAACCGAGTGATCTTCAATATTTGGACGATGCTGATAATGTATTGACTACTTCTGTTGGCTGGCGTCGAATGATCGATGCGATAAACACGGCATGCTTGGAAATCAGTGTCTGGAAGTTCCCTGATGGACGGACGATCAGATTCAGATACTTGGAGGACAGTGCACAGCTAGTGACCAAGTACGAGAGTGCAACGATAGTTTCAGCTGTGACGAATCTGCCCTTTATTACGACCACGTTGACTGACGTTAGTGTCAATGCATATCAGAATTGTGCAATTCAACTCGGATCAAGCACCTATAGAGTACGCTATTCAAGAGTCAATCCGATTGTGCCTACACAGGTTGATTTGATGCTTAACGCTAATGTGACTGTGCTGGCGAATGCGACGTTTAATCTCAGCAAACGCGAGTATTACTTTCAGGCTCAGACGATTGATCCGTTTACGATTGTTCCGACGAATATTGCATATACGGCAGTCAATGGAGCGCCGTTGGAAATCACGAATGTCTATGATATGAGCAGCAATTCTGAGCTGAGTTTGCTCAAAAAATATGATCCGTTGATTGCAAGTCAGGTAAACTTTCAGACACCGACTATGTTTTATAAGCTTGCAGGTGGCTTGCGGTTTGACACATATCCGACTTCGACGCTGAATTACACGATTCGCTATATGCGTGGACCGAGGATACTTAGCTATGACGATATCAATGCCGAGCCTGAGCTTCCGGTGCAGTTTCATGGTGCGATTAATTTGCATGCCCTCTGGTGGGGATATCGTAGAATGCAGGAAAATGACTCTGCATACTCGACAAAACAGGACTTAACTGATATGCTGAGACGACTTAGAACAGAATACGACTTGCAGGGTGAGCTTACCTCACATCAGTTTACAATAAACATGGGAGTGTAACATGGCGGTACATTTAATCGAATGGAATGAGCAGTTCAATCAGTTTCCGATTTCGACAAGCAAAGTTGGTCAAACGGACACGTTTATTCGAACTGTTCGTCAGGGTGTTGCTGAACGTGTTGGTCAAGAACATAACATGGTTCTTACGGATATTGCGACAGACAATCAGGGTAAGCACCTTGAGGGTTCTGCACGATGTTTCATTTCGAATACCGATGTCGCAACACCGGATATTACGATCGAGACAGTCTATACGGGTGTTCTGTCGATGGACTTTAAGCAGGGTCGGCAATACTTCAATCCTGAGACAAAGAAACTCTATGTCTATGTGACGAACTACACATATTTGGATGCACAGTCAGTCAGTCATACGGTAGACGGTTTTATCGAAGTTAATGGACGTAGCTCGACACTTGCAATCGGTGTTTGTTTGACTGCTCAGGAAGAGCCTGCCAAAGAAGTTGCTCTTGATGCGTTCGAGCTTTTTGCCGGTGCTCGGTTCTATGTACAGTTTGCAAATGGCGCTGAAGATGACTCGACACTCGATGTCAATAACACCGGAACAAAGGTGATTTATTACAATGAAATACCTGCTACTTACGAGGCATGGTCGTCTTTTGACGTTGTCGAGTTTGTTTACGACGGTACACAGTATCATATTGTTTCGGTACGCCAGACATCGAGCCTGACGAAACAACAGCTTGTCGGTACTGAGTTAGTCGGTGGCGTTGTGACGGACTCGACGATCAATGGCGCTACTGTCGGTACATCTACGCTTAATTCGCCGACGATTGTGACGCCGTCGATTAGTAATGCTGCGATGTCTGGAACGACTACTGGAATAACCAAAGCAATGGTAGGTTTGACAAATGCAGATGATACTTCTGATGCTAATAAACCAGTCTCGACTGCTACACAGACAGCATTGAATCTCAAAGCAAACTTAGCGTCTCCTGCACTGACTGGTACGCCAACAGCTCCGACCGCTGCAAACGGTACGAATACGACACAAATAGCAACTACTGCTTATGTTGCTGCAAACTCCACACCTCTTGATAGTCCTGCTTTCACAGGAACACCGACAGCACCTACAGCAATATTTGGAATGAA